AGAGAGATCGGAATGTTTACAAACTTTAGAACCGAAGGCGACAGACTGATGGCAGACTTTGAAGCCTTCGATTCATTTAGAGAAGACGATGCTCGCAAATACAATCGATTATTCGAGATGGCAGAAAAGATTCCTGAGCGATTTGGATTAAGCATTGTATTCTCAGCAACTCAGGCTTGGGCAACTCCTGAAGGAGATGTTGAATTAGGAGCAAGACCTGACAACGCTTTATTTGATTTCCCATCAATCAGGGTTGAAGAAGTTACTTCTGCTGACTTCGTTGACACTCCTGCAGCAAATCAAAAAGGACTTTTTTCAAAATTAGATATTAAACCAACTAGCAAAATGTTAAAATCAGAACTCATCGAAGCAAATGAAAAACTCTCTGCTGAGAACGAAGCTCTTAAAGCTAAGATCGAAGACCAAGAGTCTGTCGAACAAAAAGCATTAGAAGCTCAAGTCTCACAAGAAGAGGCACAGATTGAGTCAAGCAACGAAGTTCAAGAAGAAACTTCATCCGAAGAAATCCAAGAGTCTTTCAATAAAGACGAAGAGATGGCAGTCACAGACAATGAGAAAACTATCAACAAAGGTGGTTCTCAAGGTTTAGAAGGTCACGAAGATGAAGAGAAACTTGAAGAAGAAGAAGCTCAAGAGGAAGAAGAAAGCCTTGAAGAGAAAGTTGCTTCGCTTGAATCTGTTATCGAAAGCCTACAAGAACAACTCAAAGAGAAGGAAGACGAAATGTCTAAACTTAAGGAGGAGCTTGCAGGTCACGAAGAAGAAGAAAAAGAAATGAAAGAAAAGCTCTCCAAGGTAACAGAAGAGAACTCAAAACTTTCTGCTCTTATCAAAGGAGCTAATCCAATTGAAGTAAGTAAAGAAGATGATTCAACTTGGTCTCCAAGTAAATCTCTTAAAGATCAATTCATTAAGGATTACGCTAAAGAAAACAATATTTCAGAATTTACTGCGACTCTTCGCTTAGGCAAAGAGAAGCCTGAACTTTTTAAACTATAACAATTAATTATTTAATAATATGTCAACAGTAATAAACGGAACTCAACGCACTTTTACTGCAACAGGCACAATGTCAGCTTACATCTTAGCCAAGTTAGATACTGACGGAACTGTCTCAACTGCAACAAAAGTAGCGTCAGGAGAAACTCGTGTAGGCTTCACAACAAGAGAAGTCTTAACAGCAGGGGATTCAACAGGAATCGCTTTGCTTAATGGTGGTGGTACTGCTTACGGAATAGCAGCAGGCACAATCACTAATGCAGGGACTGCTCTTTATGGAGCGTCAGGTGGTAAACTGGGAACAACTGCTTCAGGTGGTGTTGTTGGTTTCTCTTTAACTTCAGCAGTAGCAAATGATGTTATTGAAGTTTTACTTCACGAATCTGCGTAACATAGGAAAATTTTAAATTATGTCTTTATATCCAAATAACGCATTCAATCCTGTGCTTTCAGAAGCACTTAACAAGATAGGCGAAAACAAATTTGTTGGAACACAAATTCTTCCAGTAAGAAATGTTTCCACAAAAAATGGTGATTATCCTGTCTTTAGCGATGATCAATTCGACTTGAATGATTCGGCAGTAAGAACTGCAGGATCATCTTTCTCTCGAAGAGATTTCGATTATACAAAACAATCTTATTCAACAATCCAATATGCTTTAGAAGGTGTATTACCAGACGAAGATGAAAGTAAAGCTAACGACGATGGCATCTCTGATGCAGCTGGAGCAATTGCTCAAAAGCTTCAAAGAGATATTATGGTTGGTCACGAACTTCGTGTGGCAGCTGCAATCAACGCAGGTTCTACTTTCAACGAAACTGCTGCGACTGCTGTTATGTCTGCTGCAGATACTGCAAAGCCAATCGTTGACATTCAAAACGCAGTTGAGCGTTTGAACGCAAATGGTTTCTTTGATGGGTTAGCTCTTATCATTGAAAACTCTTTGTTCAATGAAATGTTGAATACAGACGATGTTCGTAATATTTTCAACGGAAATGGTCAGTACACAGATCGACAAGTTCTTCGTGATGCTTTAGGTGTTAGCCAAATCATAATCTGTCCAACTCGTTACAACGCAGCTAAGAAAGGTCAATCTGCATCTCGCACAAAGATTTGGTCAGACACTTCTTATTATGTTGCACAAGTTGCAGGAGGTGAGTTCTCCAACGGAGGTATTGGAAGAACATTAGCCTATCAACCAGATGGAGGCGTGTTTACTGCCGAAACTTATCGTGATGAGCCTATCAAGTCAGATGTTCTTCGTGTGTTTATGTCAACAGACGAAGTGATCATCAACGGCAATGCAGGTGAAAAGATCACAACTGCTTAATACTTTGTTTTATTCATAGTGTTGTAAAAAGTCCTCATTCTTCGGAATGGGGGCTTTTTTTTTAAATCTTGAAATGCCAATTTGGCATCTTATGTTTTTTTTTACAATAATGCTATTTGTATGAGTAGCATTATTAGTTCGTCATTGATCGGAGACAACCTGAACTTCGCAATCACGAATATGACAACAACCTTAACTGCCGTAACTCCAACCAATACGGAGACCTATGTCGCAAACAAGCAAGACATCGAGATTGCTTTTGCTATCTTCGAGGACGGCAGGGAGACAACTGTTGACACAAAGTTTTATTTGAATATTGGTAATTATACGACTCTTCCAACTAAAGGAATGATCCTGACAGATGGAACTAGAAACTATAAAGTCGTAAACACTCAAAAAGATGCAATAAATGTCACACTCAGAATCGATTGCCAAGCCGAAGGACAAAGATAAACTAAACCTTTATCTCATAGGATATTCTCCTGACTTAAAATATTTAAAGAGACTGCTCTCTCAGGTTAAACCGATTGTGAAGTCTCTCTCTTTTGTTTGCACAGATGACAAGGACGATTGCTTGGAGGCGATAAAAGAATCAGGGATTCCTTATCAGTTCGAGAGATTAATCTTTCCGAGCAGAGAAGACTTTGATTTTTCCAAGGCGAGAAACCTTTCAAGGGAGATGGCTTTAAAGAATGAAGGTTGGTGCTTTTGGTTGGACTGCGATGACACAATCGAGAATCCTGAAAAGATAATCGAGTTAATGATTGAGCATCCAAACGCTGAAGCCTACGGACTCCCTTATGATGTAAACGAACGCTCAGGGAATTTATTTAAGATTAGAATCCATAAAGATGGATGGCATTGGCAGAATAAGGTTCACGAAGAGCTTATGCCTATCCTAGAAGGTGATAAGAAGAGAAATGTGACTGTTCTATCGGAATGTCCTGTCAAACACGCTCCTGACGAAGATAAGAGCAATCACGAGTTTCATATTAGCCTCCTGAAGAAGAATGTTAAGACTGCCGAGGCAGATTACACTTATATTGCCAAAGAATACTTTAATTCCTTACAAAATGAGAAGGCGATCCCTTACATAAAGAAAGCCTTGGCGATTCATTCCTATCCTCACGAAATCTACAACCTTTGGATGATGCTTGGGATTTGTTATGCCGTTGACGATAAGAACGAAGAAGCAAAGGAGGCTTGGCTTTCAGGGATTCCTGTCGCTCCTTATCGTAAGGAGGCTTATTACTATCTTGCCGAGCTTTATGGTAAGCTAGGAGATAACGAAAACCTTCATAAAGGTCTTGGCTACATCTGTGCCTGTAACGCTCAAATTGATAAAGGAGAGCCTCTTCAGAATATGAATATATATAACTTTATGGGCTATCTTTTACACGCTCGATATTTACAAAAGTTCAATAAGTATAAGGAGGCTCTTGAAATTTTAGAACAAATCAAAGAGCCAAATGAAGAAGCTGATTTAATAAGAAAAGAAATAAACGATGCCTGCTCCTGATTTTACGACTCTACTAGATTTCGAGACTAATATCGAAACTGCTGCAACGACTTTCCTTGAAACCGACACAGGACTGACTGCCTCAAGTTTATTTGCAACATTAGATCAGGACACTTTCGTTGTTCCAAGATTGGAAGTAATGTTTGAGAAGGGCGAAGCTCTCGATCCTCCAACTCCTCAAACTGTAAACAGTTCTCAAGTTGAATATATGCAACATAAAGGAGTTCTATCAATTAGAGTTGTTAGTGATGCTTCTGTTGCAGACACTCAAACAACTCACAGACAGTTGAGAGGGAAGGTCAGAACTTCAATGCTCCTGAATGCTCAGAACTTTACAACTCCTTCAGGAGGCTCAACAGTTCTTCCTTATTATGAAGTAAAGTATATGAGACCGACAGGAACAACTTATGAAGTTGATGGAGACTTGGCGATTTCATCCCTGACTTACGATATGACAATCGCAATCAAAACTGATGCTTTTCCTTCAGCTAACTTGAGATTGAAGACCTTAAATGAATTAGGAGATATTATTTCAATAGGAAATCCTTTTTATGATACAAGCACTCCAAGTCTAACAACATCATTCCAAACAGTTGGGAAGATTGGATTGTTGCAAGGAACTCAAACTGTAAATGTAACAGTTGATTTCGGTTCTTATAATATATCGACATCAGACTTCACAATCGTAAACGCAAGCAATTTGCAAACAGTTCAGGCATCAGGAGAATTTATTTTTGATGTCGACACTAACTCTCTCTCAAACGGAGACAATATTGACATCGGAGTTTTCTTTGAAAATTGACAATCAATCAATTATTGAATCCTTTTTAATTTTTAATTTATTTTTATTATGGCAGTAATTTCAGATGGTGGACAAAAATTTGGTATTACCACAACTTTGGTAACTCCTTCAGATTCATTTGTTGTTGAAAGTTTCACAAAGAACTTCACTTCAAACCGAGTCGATTTAGATAATGGAGCAGGCGAACCTTTGGGTTCTGTGACTGTTTCAGGCAGAACAGAGATTTCAATGACTGCACAGTTCGGAACTGCAACAAATGCAACTCCAACAGTAGGCGATGAAATCACTTATGGTTCTGACACAATTATCTTAACAGATGTTACTCTTAACGAAGCTCAAGCAGACTTCGTGAGATTGGACTTATCAGGTTACATTAAGATCAACTAATTTAATTTAATATGTTTAAGGCAGTAGAGTTTGATAATACTGCTCAAGAGCGTATTAAAGAAGCTGCAGACTTCGAGAGAACTCTGAGGCTTGAGGCTTTAATTGGATTAGAGTCTGAGATTGAGGGCATCAAAATTCGTCAGATGACAGGTTTTGATGTCTTACAGTTACAGTATGCCGAAAACAAAATAATAATCGGAGGAGTTCCTGACGAATCCGATTTCGCTCACTTCTTTTGGTTGTTAAAATCCAAGGAAGAGAAAAGGTCTCAAGTAAAGTTATTTAAATTAATCATCCAAAAGATGAAGAGCGATGATTTCGTAAATGCCGTTTATGATTACATAGATTATTGTTTTTTAGATTTACCACAATCAGGAGGCTCAAAAGCAAGTTCGAGCTACAACGCAAATTCTACTGTTTGGCTCAATGGGATAATCGATGGAATAGCCTCAGAATATGGTTGGACTTATGAGCAAATTCTTTCTGCTCCATTGGCTAGGATTTTACAACTGTACCAATACTTGCTAAAAAGACAATTAGGAGATAAGTATAAGATCAGGAATCCAATAACTGCTCAAGCATCTGCAAACGAACTCAATAAAATAAGGAATAAAGATGGCTAATTTTTCACTACTCGCAAAACTTGGACTCGATTCCAAATCATTTCAAAGGGGTTTAGATACTGCTAAGAAAAAAGCTCAAGGATTTCAAAGAAATCTCGGCAAGATATTTGCAGCAGGTGCTGCTTTAAGTGGTCTTGCTGCATTAGTCAGAAAGTCAATTGAGTTCGGTTCAGTTCAATCCGATGTTGCGAGTCAATTGAAGATTAACACAGAAGCCTTCCAAGTGTTCTCAGGAGCGATAAGAGATGCAGGAGGTTCTCAGTCACAAATGACTAAATCAATTATCGCAATGCAAGCTGCGATCGTTCAAGGTTCTGAAGGTTTGACAACTTATCTAAGAGCTTTTGAAAGATTAGGATTAGACATTAATTATATAAGAGGTTTATCTCCTGAAAAACAATTTGAGGAAATAGCAAAAGCCGTAGCAACTGCAAAAGATCAGCAAGGAGCATTTACGGCAGTTGTTGAAATATTTGGTAGAAGGAATGCTCCTCAACTTATTGAGGTAATGGAGAGGCTTGCAAGAGAAGGATTTGGAGGACTAGCCGAAGAGATAAAAAGAACTTACGGCATAATGGATTCAGAGACTCAAAAAGCCTTAGATGCGATGGCTGATAGGTTTGGGCAGTTGGAAACGAAGACAACAAATGTTTTAGGGGAACTTACAGTCAGAGTCGCAGGTTTTGTTTCTTATATTTTAGAACATCCATTGAAGCTATTAACTTCAGGACTGATTCAAGTCGGAGCTTCTATTTCAAATTATCTAAACTTAATCTTTGATCATTTAGTTGATATGGCACAATTCGCTTTTGAAGCAGTAGCAAAAGAATCAAAAGTTGTTGGGAAGATAATACTCAAAGCACTCAAGGGAGATTTTCAGGGAGTATTAAAAGAGGTTAAAAACTTTGGTAAAGGAACTGAAGATGCTCAAGAAAAATTAGGAAATCGCTTAGATAGAAATTCAAGAAGATATACAGGGAGAATGACAAAAGTTTTTAGAACATCTGAAAGAGTTTTGGAGAACTTTATGGATAAATCAAACGAAGCCTTCAATGATATGATAGGCAACTTTGATGCTAATATCAAAAAAGCAAATGATCTGTCAGATGCTATATCAAATATTCCTGAAACTCCAACAGAAAAAGCAGAAGGAGAAGGAGACGGAGACGGCACAGGAGGCACAGGAGGCACAGGAGCAAAAGAAGATAAATTCGCACAGGCTCGAAGTGTCGCAAGAGAAGCATTCAAAGCGAGTGCAGGAGATTTAGCAAAGTTGGGAACTGCAATCCTTCAAGAGAAAGGAATGAAAGACAGTCGCATTGAGCAATTCCAAACTGTTGGAGGCGAAGAAAGATTTAGAAGATTTGATGGAGGAAGGATCGCAGGAGAGTTCACAAGAGAACAAATAGCTGCAGGAATCGGTAAATCGGCACAAGAGGAAGTTGGTGGAGAAGGAGCTATTGAAAACATATTGGAATCAATAAAAGAAACATTAGAAGGGAAGTTCGTCAATGAGTAGATTTTTTGATTTCCCTGACGGAAGCATAGAAGGGCAAACTAATTTTAAAAATGATGAATCTGCCATTCTTGTTATTGATGAAAATCGTAATGTTTACAAGCCTCAAAGGGAACACGATGGGATCGTCTATGTTCAAAAATATTTAGTCAGAAAAGGACAATATACAAGAGAAGCTTTGCATTACATAGATGATGCAGGAAAAGAACAACTTACTGCACATCCTACAAAATCAAATGCTTTTTTAGTTAAGGAAACAAACTTTCAAGACATTGGAGGAGGATTACAAACTTTTGAAAGACATTACGCAACCTTTCCAACAACTTGGTATGAATTTGAAGAAGTAAGTTATCAAACTGCTTATTATGGAGTCGTTAATTATAGAGGCAAAGCAGGGGAGGGTGCTGATTGGAGCATATCAAGAAAAGTTTTAGCACAAGCAACTCATTACTATTTTAAAAAGTCAGATGTTCCAACTACAAGAGTCCCTGACACGAAAACGGCAGGAACTCAATTCGTTGATGATTTTACTAGGTTTTACAACATTCCTCCACAATCAACATTAGGAAGAAATTGGGAGAACTATACCCCTGAAGAAACTCTAAAAATATCTGTTATCGCTCCTGATAAAATTGTTCCATATATGGGAGAGATTTATGAATTAACAAGGTACACTATACAATTCTGATGGCTATTACTTACGATTTACAAGAAATTAATAAATTCCCAAATGTTGGGGCTGATGTTATCGATGCAAATCATTCGACTTACTATCTTCAAGACCAAGGAGAAGCTCGTGTTAAGACACAGAAGTTATTAGTTGAAAAAAAATATTATAAACCTTCAACCCTAGGAACTACATTAGGAAGAGCCAATCGAGATGAAATCCTAATAAAAGAAGATAATTTCACAGATGTTGGGGGTGGATATGCTACATTTATTAGACATTATGCTAAGATTCCTAAACCTTGGTTTTCCTTTGAGGAAAAGTCTGCTTTAGTTTACGAGGGAGGACAAATGATTGGAATAAACTACGATAGTTTTTATGGCGAAAAAAATGCTTTTGGAAACACAGGGTTTAGTTACAAAGGAGCTACTAGGAGAAATATAAATTTTTTAGCAAAAGCAACTAGGTATTATGTAACAAAAACAACAATGGATTTTTATCAAATTGCTAGATATTCATTACAGGGAGATTTTGTTGGTCAAGGAACAACGGAATCAACATTTCAAATTATTCAATATTTAGGAGTGACCATCATAATAGAAATCAAAGGAAAAGGATTCTCAGGAAGTTTTTTAAGACCTAATATGTTAGGAATAGGAAGAGGGGATAATGAATTTTTGGTAGATGCAACAACCAGACAAGATTATCCGAAAAGACTTTATATAAATGCTCCACTTGGAACAATCCAAAGAGGTGACAATTCAGAATGCGTTATCGCTCCTGACAGAATCAGGCTTTGGCAAGCAGGGATTTATGAGATAACCAGATACACTTCGAGCATCAATCTTTCATCAAGTGATGAAGAAAGAATTGCAATTCAGGTTTATTATAAATTCGATAGCGATCAAAATTTTACAACTGATGAA